ATATGTTTTTGGTGTGTTGAGAATGTCCGCACCGGAAGCTTTGGCTTCGTGATTGACAAAAATTTCATTACACTCCGGACATGCGGTGGTAGAGGTAGGCACCTTCGCTTGACATTTCTTGCATGTTTTCATCGGTGGCAATTGAAATACCTCAAAGCAATTCGGGCAGGTGCGCGCCAGGACACCCAAGATCGTGCCGCATTTGGGGCAGTCCTTGGTGCGGTCGATTTTTTTCCGGCGCGTGACCGGCTTGGCTTCATCGATAGGACCAAACCGATCGATGTTCCCGCCGAAATCAAGCACCAAAGTATTGGTCTTGTTCGGATGTTTCCGCAGTCCGCGGCCGACAATCTGCAAATATAGCCCGACGGACCGCGTAGCGCGTAACAATACGATACAATCCAGACGTGGGCAGTCCCAGCCCTCCGTCAGCACGCCGACGTTGCAGAGATGATTCAGCCGCCCCTCATCGAAATCTTTCAAATGCCGCTCTCGGACGAACGACGGCGTCCGTGAAGTGTTGCCGTGGATAACTGGGGCAATGATGCCCCGCTCGCGCAACGCGTCGGAGACCGCTTCAGCGTGGGCGATGGACACGCAAAAAAAGACCGTTGCCTGACGGTCTTTGGCGTGTTGTTGCCAATCATCCAACGCCTGGCGAATCAGATCCTCCTGCAAGGCGACTTTTTCCATTTGGCCGACGTTGTAATCGCCGGCCGTAATTTTGATCGATGACGTATCAAGGCTATGATCACTGCTCAGTCGCGGCGAAACCACGGGACACAGATACCCCTGGTCGATCAGTTCTCGAATCGGCGCACGGTACGCGATGCCGGCGAACAAGTGCTGGTCGCCGGATCCATAGATTTTGCCTTGTTTACGTCGATACGGTGTGGCGGTGAAGCCGATGACCATCAGTGACGGGTTTTTTGTTTTCAGCCTGTTGATGATGCCGCGATATTGCGTCTCATCGTCCGGCGAAACGTTGTGACATTCGTCTACAACCACCAGGTCGATACGTGGAAAAGCATCAACGCAGTTGGCCAGCGTGCCCCGGCTGGCAATGGTGATCGGCGCAATCTGCCGGGCATTGAGCCCGGCGCAGAAAGTCCCGATGGGCGCCTCAGGCCAAACGGCAATCATCTTTTGCGCCGCCTGAGTCAGTAATTCTTTGCGGTGCGCCAGGACCAGAACCATCAGGTCCGGGCAATCGGAAAACAGACGTTTGATCAGTTCACAGAACACCACCGTTTTGCCGGCACCGGTCGGCAATTCGATGAGTGGATAGCCGGAACGGGACTGCCACCACCGATAGAGACTATCGATGGCGGCAGCTTGATAAGGCCGAAGCTCCACGTTTACCGTTCCCAGGGCCGCGGTGCGGCGTGGTGACCGGACTGGGGTGATGGTGCTGGGGCCGGTTGTTGCGCTTGCCACGGCGGTTGTGCGGCCGACTGAGCAGTCGGCTGAGCGGAAGGTGCCGGTTGCGCTGGCGTCGCGGACTGCGTTGCCCATGGCGGCTGTTGATGAGTGGGCACCGGATCCGGCGCTGGGGCCGGTTGCGGCGGCATGGCTGTTGATGGGGCCGGGGGTTGTGCCTGCTGTTGGCTTTGTCCCTGCGTCGCCCACGGCGTTTCATTGGCCACCTGCCGGCGGTGATACTTTTTGACGACGTTTTTGTCCGGATAACCGTCCTGCTGCTCTATGATCACATCCGCCGTGAATTCCCGACCGATGCAGGATCGCAATAAGCCAACGGTCAATTGTTCATTACCAGTATAGCCGCAGGCCATGACCAATTGTTTGATTTTGGCCAGGGCGATGCGCACTGCCGTCGGATTGGGATTGCGGACATTGTAATTCTCGAAAATTTTCCGGTCACGGTATTGGCCTTCCGTGACGCGGAACACGGCCCGGACCAGTTCGCCGGTGCCGGCGCTGTTGGGTTTGATATCGATGTCGGTCAGCTCAACCGTGTAAGTGCCGGCCGGGAACGTTTCAAAGGCATTTTCATCGACATCGCTCAAGTTGGTCGGTGCGCCGAAGTCATAGTTGTCGTCGTAGCTGTACATGGTGTCTCCTTGATTGAGGTTAGGTCGTAAAAAAAATCAAACGCCCTGTGGCAGGTGCGCCGCCAGGGCTTGCCAATTTTCGGCCGGTTCCGGACTGTTCGGTAACGTGATCCGAAACGGCAACCGGTACCGGTTTTTCGCGTCGAATGCCGGCCGGCGTTCAGTGAACACGATACGCCGATCGATGTCCGCACCGACTTTCCGCTCGCGAAAGCCTTCCCCGACGGAGCGCAGGACCGTGTCGTAATTGACGAACAACACGCAGTCGGCCCACTGCTGTAAGCGTTTTGCGTTTTCGCGGTCCAAAGCCAGTTGGTACCGGTCATAGGTTTCCCGTTCGGGGTCGTTGAACCGGCTGACATCGGCATGGCCAATCACGATGATGCGCATGCCTTGGTCGTTCAGCCAGTCCAAGGCGGCGAACAGCGACGGCCATTTTTCGCGAACGTAAGTCACGCCCTTGCCGTAAGGAATGTCCTCCAACGCCAGGATTTCTTTGCCTTTGCGGCGGGAGTACTCATCACAAGTTTCCTTGATGCAGAGCCCTTCCGCCCACGTTGCTGAGTCCAGAATAACGGTCTGGTACTCATGCATCTCCTGGCCCAGCGTGGCGATGCAATCGAAGATCGCGTCCCACGTGGTACACGTTGGAAACCGCGCCACGTTGAGATGCGCCGTGCCGGATTCGGTGCCGATAAAGATGGGTGACGGTGCCCCGGCGGCCAGGGTGCTTTTGCCAATGCCATCCACGCCGTACACAACAAACCGTGCCGGGCGAAATCGCGTGCCAGTGGTGATGTCGGAAAGTTTCATACGATTTTCCCTTCTTTTTTGATCAATGAAATGTATGGCCGTGCGGGCTCCAGGGTCAGTGCGTCGCTGATGACCTGCCAAGTGTCGGGCAAGTCATTTTCAACCTGTTTTGAAAACCGCCGATTTTCCTTGTAATGGACACTGAACGGAAACACTTCCGGCGGGATTTGTGATGCCAGTCGCGCCAGTTTGGCTTGCGACCACTTGCGGTTCAGCTTGAACTGCACCTGAACGCGTTCATGTTTGACGACGCCCTCATGCACTTCGCCACGCCGCTGACGGATTTCGGCCAGCATCAGGGTTTCGAGGCTCCGGCGATACTCCAGCCATTTTTGTTCTTGCGCTTTGGCATGCTCCCAAAGCGCGGTCATCTCCGTGAAATCCTTAGGAATATGCATCAATGATTCTCCTTTCGTTTCGTTTCGTTACGCCGTTTAACTTCTTCACGAAGGATCGTGACATCTTTCGGTGCCTCAATTGCCAAGGACACCTGGGATTTTTTGAGCTGGCAAATGGTGATAGTAATGGATGAGCCGATGTGGATGGTTTCGCCGGCTCGGCGGGAAAGAATGAGTGCCATAACGCCTCCTTGTGTTGGTTTGTGTTTGTGATTTGATCCGCTTTGATGTTAATTTAGATTTACGTTGTCGCAAACCCTGAAGGTGTTACGGTGCGATACAAGATGTTTTTTTTGATTAACTTGACATGGAGGACACCATGAATCTGGATTCAGCATTGGATCTGTATGAGCAAGGCTTTCGCGTCATCCCCTTGGCCCCCAAAACAAAAAACAGGCCATTGATTCCCTGGAAGGAATTTCAGAAACGAATGCCGGTTGAAGAAGAAATCCGCCAGTGGTGGACCCGCTGGCCGGATGCCAACGCGGCGATCGTGACCGGTCCGGAAATCATCGTGATCGACGCGGACCGGCCAGAGGCCATTGAATGGGTGGAATCGACGTTGACGCGCACACCGTGGCGCGTGGACACGCGACCCGGGCGGCGGCATTACTATTACGCCACAGGTGGGGAAACGCCGCTGAGTTCCGCGACGCTCCCGGGCGGTATCGATATACGGGGAAGGGGGGGGTACGCCGTGGCACCCGGATCGACGCACCCCGATGGGTACACGTACAGATGTAACATTCTACCCGATGCGCAGGCCACGTGCATCTGGGATTTGCCGTCATTGACCGATGAAGACCGTAAACACCTGGCGTCGATCAAACGTTGTATCACTGCGATATCTGACGACCCTCACAAGCTTGCGACACCGAGTCTTGCGACACCAGGGGAGGTGATTGCCGATCTAAGCCAAGTCAAGACTCCCGCCAGCGGCGCACCGGTGGACCCCGGGGAACGGAACATGACGGCCGCCAGCTTGGCGGGCCAGTGGTTGCGTGAAGGCTGGTCCCTGGCGGACGTCAAGCGCCGTCTGGCGGCGTGGAACCAGACCAATCCAGACCCTTTGCCCGCCGACGAAATCGATACCATCGCCGCCAGTGTGGGGCTCACGGCCGCTCGCAATGGCCAGTCGGTGCGGCTTACGCCACCGCCGCGCACGCAGGCCATTTATTCGTTGGACCAATGGGACCGCCGGGATTTGCCCAAGCCAGAGTGTTACTGGCGCGGTGCCACGCTGTTTGCCGGCAGCCGGGTCCTGTTGGCCGGACCGCCCAAAAAGTGCAAATCGATGTTTTTCCTCGGCATGGCCGTGGCCGCCGCCACCGGCGGGGATTTTCTTGGCGAGCCTTTTTCTCGGCCGCTCAAGGTTGTCTGGGCACAAGCCGAAATCCACGAAGCCTGGCTGTCAGAGCGAATCGACGTTTACCGCCGGCACCTGACCGCCCGTCAGATGGGTGATTTGCAGGAAAACTTGCATGTAACGGGCCGTTTGCGCATTAATTTACAGGCACGCGGTGAATGGGAACGTTTCAAAGAAGAAATCCAACAAATTCAACCGGATATCGTTTGCCTGGATCCATTTATCAACTTTGCGATGGCCGATGAAGTGCGCAACGATGAGATGCATCGCACGCTATCGATTGCCGATGAGTTGTTGGACATGCAATGTGTGATCCTGATCATTCACCATGTCGGAAAGGCGCAAAAATCATGTCCGTTTGAGGCGATCCGTGGGGCCAGTGCAATCAGGGGCTGGTACGACACCGGACTGGTCCTGCATGGTGATCCGACCGTACTGAGCTATGAGCTGCGTAACGCGCCAGCACCAGCCAGCCATGGGCTGCAATTCAATTGGCAGACAGGGCGTTGGAGCACGTTTTCGGTAGAGGATAGCCAGGATGACGCCGACGACGAAAAAGGGCCGCAGATCACGCCTGAGACAGTGTTGGCGTGGATTCGGTACAGCGACGTGGAAATCGCCAAGGCGCCGCAGCAAGGAGCGACGCTGTTTGGCACATCAAAGCGCGCCATTCGGCGCATTTTGAGGCAGCTGTACACGGAGCAATGGATTTGCGATGAAGGCGGTTATTGGCGCATCAATTCAAAAAAACATTACATGCCGGACGATTTAAAGAAAATTTAAACGAAATCAAACCGCTGCATTTCAAAATTCAGGCCGCATCGACGTTGCGGCCTTTTTTTTGTTCATTTTTTGATCTTTTCGCAAAACCGCCCGCCAACTTGATTTATTCTAATAAAAACAACAACTTACAATTTTAAGGAAAATTGGTTTGCGCGTTTTTTGTCCAATTATCACAAATTTAAAAATCAATAAATAAAAAACTCAAGAAAAAACAAACACTTAAAATCCTCGAAAAATTTCCAATTTTCCCTCAAAACTGGCTTTTTCACCCCTCACCCCCCCCCTATCCCACCCCGAAGGGGTGTGGGATAGGTATAGGGGGGGGTGTATGGGAGGTGGTGAAAAATCCACCACCCTAGGCCCTGGGCCTAGTCGCTTTCGCTAGGCCGGGCCGGGGTGGACCGTTCCGGTGTTTTCACGGGAAAATTGGCCGCGGCGTCATTTTTTTTGCTTTAAAATCAAATACTTGCAAAACAAAACAAAAAAATCTTTAAAAAACAAAAACTTAAGTGAGCGCCAATCTGGTTTCGTTAAAAATCAATGATTTACGAAAACCACATTTTAAAAAATTTTTTAGGGGGAGGGGGGGGTAACCGGCCGGCAGGGCCATTTTCGTCCCTCTTGGCGCCCCCAGAACCCCGTCTGACGGCCGGAGGCGGCCGCTGAGGCGCTTTCTGGGCTGGGGTAGTACGTCCGGATACCCCGGGGGCAGATCGGCGCTCAGAGGCGCTCTGCGGCGTTTTTCGGGTTTTGCGGCCAGGCAGGGCGTCAACGCCAGGAAGGCGCGCCTGGCCGCCTCCGGTGGCTGCTGAGGCGCGAACCCCCTGGCCATGGAGCCTTGCCCCGCCCGGCACAACCCCTCCTGGCAAGGGTTCTCCCTGCCCCTGGCGTGGCACTCCCTCTCTGGCGTGACGTTACCGTTTCAGCGCCCGACCAGCCGCCGACCAGGGCGGAACGTATAGCGCCAAACGTGCCGACCAGGGCGGAAGGCATTTTTGAATTTTTTTCTGCGTTTTTTGCGAAAAATTTACGAAGTCAGTAAAAGTTATAAAAATCTATTTTTTTGTTATATTTTTCAGCAAGATGCGGTTGAGAAAAATAAATTTTTCTTAAAATTTGAGCGGTCCTCTCCTTGGCTTGCCCTTGGCTGAATAGATTTCATTGACAATCAACGATTTATTGTTTACCGTAAAATCAGTGCCAATTGTGTGAAGCCTTGAACTCAAGATCCCCGGCCGGCACCCTCCCGATCCCTCCATCCAGCTTGCCGGCCGGTTCTTTTTTCGGAGCGCGTCGATGGTCAAGCGCCGTCGCCGGAAAACGGCGAAAACCCAAGAAAAATCAAAGGCTAAAGCCTCATCTCCCAAACAGGAAACTCTGCCGCGCACCATGCCGGTACCGCCGCCAATCACCAAGCAGATCCGTGTCTATCTCCAGGAAGTGCTTGCGTTGCGCGTTACGCAACAGCACCCGATCACGCATGAGATGACGGAGATGCCGCTGGCCGAGCTGGTCGCGCTGCGCCTGGTCGGCAAAGCCTTGGCCGGCGACTTGTCAGCCATCAAGGAAGTCATCGACCGCGTTGATGGCAAGGCGATGCAGCATATCCAGGTGCATGATGCGCAAGTGGTGGAAGAGATGGACGACCGCCAGCTCAACGCAATCGTCCAGCGTTATGAATATTTACCGCCCGGTGCAAAGACCGTTGCAGACTTGGCTGAGCCGCCGCCTGGAGGCAAAAAACATTGAGCCAGCCCGATTGGATATCGCCGGCTGAAGCAGCCAAAGAGCTGCTCTGGCGACGTCGGGCGAGAAAGCAATTCTATGCAGGCTATGTGGAGCGGGTATTTCGCACGGTTTCACCCGGCAGCGACTGGACACCCAACTGGCATATCGACTTGATGTGTGAATATCTGGACGCGCAGGCACGTGGAGAACTGCCCCGCCTGATCATCAATATCCCGCCTCGGGAAACCAAGTCGATCACAGTATGTGTGGCCTATTCGAGCTGGTTGCTTGGCCGCGACCCGAGTTGCCAGATCATGGCCGGATCCTACGGCGATACGCTGGCGATGAAGCACTCGGTGGATACTCGGCTGGTCATGACCAGCACCTGGTATCGGGCGCTGTTTCCCAAAACCAAACTCAGCCGCGATCAGAATGAAAAACACAAGTTCGTCACCACGGCGCGCGGTCATCGTGTTGCAGTGACCGTTGGCGGTTCAGTGATTGGTGATGGTGGCGACTTTCTTATCCTGGATGACCCCATCAAGCGTGAAGATGCTTTGTCGGATAAAGTGCGCAAGAGTACGAACGACTGGATCGACCAGACGTTCATGACCCGGCTGAACAATCCGGAAACCGGTGCGGTGGTGCTGATTATGCAACGGTTTCATGATGATGACCCGACCGGTCACCTGCTGGCGAAAGAATCCGGTTGGGAGCACCTTAAAATTCCGAGAATTTCGACGGAAAGTAAGATTTACTCATTTGGGCAGGTAAAAAAGTATTACCCAAAAGGCTCGACGATGAACCCGCAACGGGTATCACTGCTTAAAGCAGAGCAGATGCGGCGTGACATGGGCTCATACGGTTTCGCGTCACAGCAACAGCAAGATCCGGTGGACCTGGAAAACGCGCTGTTTAAGCCTGAGAACTGGCGATTCTATCGGGCGCTGCCCGCCGACCTGGACGTTGCTGACCAATTCATCCAAAGTTGGGATATGGCGTTTAAGGATACTGACCAGAGCGCCTACGTGGTCGGTCAGGTGTGGGCTCGCTTTGGCGCGCGTCGCTACCTGTTGGACCAGGTTCGTCGTCGTATGGCGTTTGTGGAGACTGTGAAGGCGGTTCGTGAGATGACCGCCCGCTGGCCCGGGGCGCGGCCGATTCTCATTGAGGACAAGGCCAATGGTCCCGCCGTGGTGGATACGCTGCGTAAGCATATTGCTGGCATTCTACCGCTGAGTCCGGGCAGTGACAGTAAGATCGCACGCGCTGAAGCCTGGAGCATGTACCAGGAAGCCGGTAACATCTATTTGCCGATGACCGATGAGCATCCGTGGGTGAAAGACTTCATCGATGAGCATACACGGTGCCCGTCGTGTACGTACTGGGACCAGGTGGACGCCGCCGGCCAGGCAAACCTGTATTTACGAAAAGATTCCGGCAATATGGATTTTTCATCGGAAATGATTGGGTCAGTCAGAATCACCAGCGCGGAGCGGTCGCCTTATGAAGTCCTCTGATCTGTTAGCCTGGTTTAAGGATCCGTTCCGGATCAAGGATCAGGAAACGTCGATCGCTTATGATAATTTGATTGCCAGCGACAAGATCCCACTTGAGAACCCGTCCAAACTCATCGCGCACCGCGGCTTGTCGCTGTTCGATAAGATGCGCAAGGATGATCAGATCAAAAGCGCGATGAACTTCAAAAAAGGTTCGGTCATTTCTACCGGCTGGCATATTCAAAGTCCGCCAGGCAAACCGGACGACTGGGAAGTGTCTGAGTTTGTGCGTTACAACTTTGAGCATATGGTCGGCACGCTGGAAGATAAGATTTGGGAAATCTTGACGGCGCTGGACTATGGCTTTTCGGTTACTGAGAAAATCTTTGGCACGTTGGACGAGGGACCGTTCAAAAATAAAGTTGCGATTGCAGACCTGAAAACGCGTCGCCCTCATGGCTTCAAGTTTTACGCGGACGATTACGGAAACCTGACACGGATCACGCAGGAAAGTGGGTTCAAAGAAACCGAACTGGATCCAATGCGATTTGTCGTGTTCACGTACCAGCAAGAGTTCCAGAATTTTTATGGCCAAAGCGATCTGGAATCCGCGTTTCCCTATTGGTGGGCGAAAACGAACGCTTATAAATGGCTGAGTATGTATTTGGAAAAACTCGGCATTCCGCCGATGATCGCGCTGTTTAATCCGGATCAGTTGAATAAAAAGAGCCAGGATGATCTGTTAACTCATCTCAAAAATCTGCAAGCCGCCAGCGTCGGGATTATTCCAAGGCCAACAAAGGATGATCTGGAACTTTGGACGCCGCAAGCCAACCTGAATGTCGTGATGGCGTTTGAGCCGGCGTTGACGCGATACAACCTGGACATCAGCCGATCCTTGCTGATGCCCAATCTGATTGGATTATCAGAAGAAGGTAGCCAAGGATCGTTTGCGCGCGCCGCGGTTCAGTTTGACGTGTTTGTGCTGGTACTCAACAAACTGCGCAACCAGATCGAAAACTCAGTAATGCAGGAATGCATCATCAAGCCGCTGGTCGACTTGAATTACAACGTGGATGAGTATCCGCAATTCAAATTCAATCCAATTACAGAAGAACAGCGGTTTGATATTCTGGAGCGCTGGGAAAACCTGGTCGACAAGAAAGTGGTCCAAAACACGCCAGATGATGAACGGCATATTCGTGCCTTGTTGTCATTTCCGGACCGTGAGATGAATGAGGAAGAAAAACAAAATCCTGACAAGAAGGATGACGGCGATAGCAATGATGACAAGGATAATGAGAAACAATCGGATAACAAGCATGTTTCGGGTTATGGTCAGTTCGCGTTGAATCGGACGCCGAACAAAATTGAAAAGAAAGTCGACTTCAAATCGCTGGCAGAGGACATCGATGACATTGAATTGAGCGCGCTGCCGGATCTGATTAAAGAAGTCAAGGCGATCAAAAAACATGTGACCGGGTTCGTCAATACGAATTTTGACAACAATCCGATTCAAACGCTTCAGAAAATTACAGTGGGCTCAACAGATAAGTTTGGCAAAGTTGTTGGTCGGTTTTTGAAAAAAGCATTTTCACTGGGCCGGCAGCGAGCAAGGAAAGAAGTCAAAGGCGAATCATTTGCAGGTAATGTCGGCGTTGAGCCCAAGGAAGCGCTGAAATGGCTGGAAGCGTTGGAATTGGAAATTACCGGCGGATTCAGTCGCGCACTGTTGCAGGACATTAAATTCGCGTTGCTCAATGCGATCAAATACGGTGATACCCTGGCTGAAACGATCCAACGTCTGGATGAAGTGTTTCAAAAATATCTGGGCGATGAAGTCGATGAACAGCGTAAGCCGTATCGGTTGGAAACGATTGTCCGGACCAACACGACA